TCGTGATCCATATAACTTTGTATATCACAGACTTTATGCTGAGTTGGCTGCAGCTGAATATACATCAACTACTGCTCACATGACAGATCATGTTTCTAATGGCTTTAAAATAAGGGATACAAATACTGTTTTTAATGCTAGTGGTGGAGATTATCTGTTTATGGCATTTGCCGAAAATCCATTCAAATACTCAAACGCGAGGTAAATTATGTGGCACAGTGATACATTAGGTGTCATACGGACACCAAAAGAAATAACAGTAAATGGTGTGACTCATCCTCGCCAGATATTCCGTAAGTGGAGTAAGGCACAACTGGCTGAGTTAGGGATTACCCCTGCGCGAGTAGAGGTTCCTGACCAACGCTACCATAATACTGGTGCGGAGACACTTACTCTGGTAGATGGTGAGACAGTAATAAGCTACGCCACTACTGATAGGGATGTGGCCCAGCTTAAAGCCAGCATGAAGGATAAAGTAAAATCTATAGCATCGTCTACCCTAGCTAAATCAGATTGGATGCAGCATCGAGAAGCTGAAGGTGGTACAGCTATGCCAGCAGACTGGAAGACTTACCGTTCAGATGTAAGGACTGCATCAAATACTAAAGAGGCTGAGATAGACGCACTGGCTGATCTGGATGCAATCAAAGCATATGATAAGGCTGAAGATGTATGGCCTAATGATCCTGACTATGTAGCTGAATAATGGCGTACATACCTATAGACAAGGTAGGTGAGGTAGGCATAGTTAAGGAGACTTCTCCTTGGCAGTTGCCCCCTAATGTCTGGAGTGACGGTAATAATATAAAGACAGAGGAAGGCTCTATAAAGAAAACCCCTGGTTATTCAGAGGTAATGAAGACATGCCCTGTAGCCCCATACCACCTTATGCAGCTTACTTTAGGAACTCCAGAGTTCTGGGTAGCTTGCGGTCTTACAGCAATCTATGCCTATGATAATACCAACTCTTCTACATTATTGAATGGTGGTATAAATGCTAGTGTTACTACAGTAACTGTAGATAGTACAACTAATTTTGAGTCAGTTGGTACTATTACAGTTGGGACAGAAAATATAACGTATACGGGGAAGACCTCTACAACCTTTACTGGCTGTACAAGAGGAGCAGACAGTACCTCTGCTGCATCTCATGCTGATGATGCTACAGTAACCAGAGCAACAAAGTGGTATAATATTACCAGATCAAGTGGAGCTTATTCAGCTACAGCAGCAGAAAACTGGACCTCTACCATTATTGGTGGTGTTCTTGTTTTAACTAATAATTTTGATAAACCACAGTATTGGGCCTTAACTGATGGAGTTCCACTCTCATCTACTTTGATGCAAGATCTAAGTTATTGGCCTAGTTTGACGCTGTTAAATGGTGCTATAACTAGTACAACTAGCACTTCTGATATAACTGTAGACTCTACAGATGATTTCCCAACATCTGGAACTTTTACTGTAGATAGCGAGGATATATCGTATACTGGAAAAACATCTACGACATTTACTGGAATATCGAGAGCGCAGAATGGGACAACAGGCGCTACTCACCTAGACAATGCTCCAGCTTTTGTTAATGTTTATTGTAAGTCTATCAGAGCATTTCGGTCTTTCCTGGTTGCTCTCAATATAAATAGGGGTGGTGTATCTTACCCTAGAGTTGTAAAGTGGAGTACAGAAGCTGGGATACAGGATGTTCCATCCTCATGGAATGAAACGACGAGTACCGTTGATGCTGGTGAGTATGAATTGGCAGACACGAAAGGTGATATTCAGGATGGTCTTCAGTTAAGGGACACCTTTATGATATATAAGGAAGATGCTACCTATTCTATGAGTTTTGTTGGCACTCCTTTTATCTTCTCTTTCAGGCAGTTATCTCCCACAATTGGGGCTATAGCAAAGAACTGCGTAGCTGAGTTTGATGGTGGTCATGCTATCTTTGGTAAGGGTAACTTCTACATCAATGATGGTCAACGTCTAAAGCCTATACTTCCACAGAAGTTAAAGGAGTATGTGTTCACCACGCTTGATGGCGCTAGGGTAAGTGAATGTTTTGTTGCTGCTGACTATGGCAGGACTGAGATACTGTTCTGCTTCACGGCTGATGGCGCACCCACTAATCAACCTAACAAAGCTATAGTCTGGAACTACATTACTAATACGTTCTGTATTAGAGATTTACCTGATGTAGCGCACATGGGTTATGGTAACGTAGGAAACCCGACTACTGCTACTACATGGGCTGACACAACTACATATTGGAATACTATTGATGGTCCCTGGACTATGAGCTATGACCTTCAAGATAAGGTTTTACTTTTTGCTGACCCATCAAATACAAAATTATATAGGGATAGGTCTGGCAATAAAGAGGATACGTCTAATATGTCTTCCTATATTGAGAGAACAGGATTATCTTTGGATGAGCAGGGCAGACCTGACCAGACTTCCGTAAAACATATTTCCTCTATCTGGCCCAAAATGTCAACCAGCAGTACGAATACTGTTAATGTTTATCTAGGAACTCAAATGAGTACACAGGATGGTGTAACCTGGGGTGACCCAGTTGTATTTGATCCTGATACGCAGTCTAAAGTATCTGTACGAGGAACTGGGAAATTGTATGCAGTTAAGTTTGAGTCTACTACAGATATGGAATGGGAGTTAGACGGGTATACAATTGAAGTGAAGAGTGCTGGCAAGAGGGGCGGTAGAGGTCACACGTAATGGCTACCTACGTTGATCGTGTAGAAACAAGCATTGTTCGGTATGAGCCAGGACCACTACCAGAGAATGTTGAAGATCTTGGTGGTTACGTTGTTAGTGAGTTAAAAAGGTTGGGTGATATAATATTAAACCAGTCTTTGGTTAGGATAGATAGAACACACATAGAGCCTACAAAACCACGAACTGGTGACATTAGGTATGCAGATGGAACTGATTGGAATCCAGGATCTGGTGGGGAAGGCATTTACTTTTATAACGGAACGTCATGGGTAAAACTTTAGAAGAAACAAGATCTAGGGGTGTTGTCATGGGAGAGTGCAAGGTTGTTCTTGTCGCTCAAGAAGACATAGAGTATGTTTGGGATGAGGTTGCTCCCTTAATGGATTTGGCTTTAAAGCATTCGGAAGGTGAGCTTCTTACCGAAGATCTTGTAGAGCATTTAGATAATGAAGATCTAAGACTTTGGGTAGCCATGAAGAACGATAAGGTGATAGCTGCTATGGTGACAGAAATTATTACCTACCCAAGAAAGAAGATACTTAGGGTTATTACCCTTGCTGGTAAGGATATGAATCTTTGGTATGACTTCCTACCATCAGTAGAAGGGTATGCTTTAAGCCATCAGTGTTCTTCATTAGAAGCGTGGACAAGGAAGGGTATGACTAGAAAATTAAAAGATTGGAAACATTCTTATGACATTATTACAAAAGATTTGAAACCGAGGATGCAATAATGGCTTTAACAAAACCAGGATTATTGGGGGGAACTGCTGCTGGTGGCTACCCAAGTATATGGGGTGGTGCATCAGGAGGTACTGGAATTTTAGGTTATACCCCTGGAAGTGCTGCACCAACTCCAATGCCACCTTATAGCAATCCTGTTCGGACAGGCGGAACACAGTATGGAAACTATGTTAGAAATTACCCAGATCTATTAGCTGCTTTTAAGCATGAGTCTAATACAGTGCCTAATATTGTAGATTGGGGTAAACAGCATTGGCAAAACTTTGGTCAGCACAATCCTAGCAGGATTTTACCAACAATAAAGCAAACAAATCCTTATATATCTAAAGGTGATGTTATAGATTTAGGCCCATCAGCCACAAAGATTGGCTCGGCAGGTCTGCCAATGCCTGATGTAGAAGGATACAAGTATGTTTATCCACGTTATTCATGGGATAACGATGCTGGATGGATGCAAACTGGTTACGAATCAGATATAGATAAGTATGAATACTTCCCGTATTTTCCTGGTAATGTGGGAGATAGGCGAACTAAAGATGGTAGGGTAGTAGAGCATATGTTAGTTGGTGTGCAACTAATTCCAGAGTAGGAGAATATTATGTCAGGTGGATCAAAAGTACAAACAACAAGAACAGAACCGTGGGAGCAGCAGAAGCCCTACCTGGAGACTGGTTTTCAAAGAGCTGAAGATTTATACTCTACTGGAGCTATGACACCAGCTTATTATGGAACTGTGTTAGATCCAGCTACTGGCTCTTACGTCACAGATCCTACTAAACCAACGCTTGCGGGGTTTACCCCAGCAGAACAGGCAGCGCAACAGGCTGCGCTTACTTATGCTATGTCCCCTGCTACAGAACAATTTATGGGGAAAGCTCAAGGCGGGTTAGGTGGTATGCTTGATTATGGTACGGGCGCAATGGATTACGGTGCTGCTGCTGCTCGACCCATGACTACTACAGAATATGGAACTTATACACCATTTGGTCAAGGCCAGTACGAGGATTTGATTGCTGGCAATGTAAATACTGCTGTATTTGGACCGCTGGCTGACGCATATAGACAAGAAGCTATGGGTCAATTGACTGGCGAGGTTCTTCCTGGTATACGGACAGCTATTACACAAAGTCAGGCAGGTGGCGGTACTAGGGGTGATATATTACAGGCTAATGCAGTAGCTGCTGCACAGCAGAGGATATCAGATAACCTAGCTAAAGCAGAGTTTGATGCTTATCAACAGGCGCAGAACCGTAGGATGGATGCTGCACAGATGGGGTTAGGCGCGCAACAGGCAGCCATGGGTTACGGTATGTCTGGAGCTGACGCTGCAAGGGGAGCTTTAGGGCAATATCCTGCTACTCTTCAAGCACCGTTATCAATGACGGATGCTGCATCTGCTGTCGGTGGTCAACAAAGGGCAATGGATCAGGCTGCTATAGATAGGGATATGCAGAGGTACGAATATCAGACTCAGGCTCCTATAACGGGATTGCAGAACTATCTTGCTGGTATATCTGGAGAGTATGGTGGTACATCTCAAGCTGTTGGAGCTGGTGGCCCAAGCCCAATGATGGGTATAGCAGCAGCGTTAGCTGGCAACCCAGCTTTGTTTACCTCTGATGTGCGAGTGAAAGAAAACATAGTACCAGCAGGAAAATGGAAAGATCATAACGCTTACACTTTTAACTATATAGGTGATGATACTAGGTATAGGAGTGTCATGGCGCAAGAGGTTGAACAGACTCATCCGCAAGCTGTAGTTGAGATAGCTGGTATAAAGCACGTTGATTATAGCAAGTTATAAAGAGGTAGGTTATGGATAAAAGAACTTTACTAAACATGTTGGGTTTTAAGAAAGATCCCAGAGAAGAAGAGTACCAGCGATGGCTTCAACTTCAAGGTGGTGGTGGTGTTCCTAATATAGAGGATTACCAAACCATTACCCCTGCTGCTGGCCTTGATCCAGAGTATACTACTACAGATCAACAGGGTTATACTGAAGCTATGGAGCGTTACGATTGGAAGAGGAGAGCTGAAGACCTGAAGAATAAAAGGTTTATGGCTAGTCTGGCGAATGTTTTTGCACCTCGTTATCCTGAACAACCAAGAGCAGGTGCTTGGGGTCCGTCATCAAGACCATTTGCTGATTATATGCCTATGAGGTACTGGTCCTGATGGCTAGTCTTATGAGTCTTCTTACTGGTCACCGTCCTGGTGCGTTTGAAGGGTTTAAGATGAAGGATCTCTTTGATAAGGACCGTTGGAACAGGGAACAGAGAACATGGTCAGGACAGAGAACACCTACCGGATCTAATGATTTAAGAACTAACAGAGCTGGTGAGCCTATGATGACCAACTGGTATAAGGGCCGTGGCACACCGGAAGCTAATGTAATAAAGACAAGAGATGCTGGTGGTGCGCCTATATACCAAGGGCCACAACAACAGGCTAATGCTAAATTATTTCCATTAAGGCCAAGCCCACGG